GAGTGTCATATTGTGTCTCCATCTTGGAGGCACTGCTGGTACACCTGTTGGTGTCTATGGAAGTATTACTCAACAACAGATTTTCGCGGCTTTGGAAGAATTACGTAGCATGGAAGGTGTGGTTCTCTCAGGCAACGCTGGTAGATTTGAGACAGTTGTACTTGGCACGCAAGTATTGAAAGATGGGAAGTTGCACAAGAAGAGCCCATTGAATTTCCTCCCACAGGATTCACAGATAGAATACTATGGATCTTGTCCTGGACGTTCCATAACCAAGACGGATGTGCGTGTTACACCTATAAGCGAGCACGTGACTGATGTATGTGGTGTTCCCAATGTATATCGTGGTCCTAAATTGAACCCAGAATGGTATGGGTGGCAGAATTGCCTGGCCAATCTTGCAATCCCTGCGCATCCATACCCGCATGATCTACTGGAGATAGCAATCAAGGACTACAAGGAGGATTTATACCCAGTCTTCCAGTCAAAATTGTGGAACGGTTGTAGACCACTCACAGATCACGAAAATTTGTGTGGTATACCATCGAAGAAGTTTATGGATGCGATCAAATTGAATACGTCGATTGGTTTTCCCTTGACAGGTCCCAAGAGGGATTACGTGATTGAATTGGAACCCACTGAGGAGAAGCCCAACAATCGTGTTCTAGAGCCTGAGATCGTTGCTGAGATTAATAGGATTGAGGCGTGCTATAAGAAAGGGGAGAGAGGGTACCCTATCGCTAAAGCATGCAAAAAGGATGAGATACTCACGAAAGATAAATGCAGAATTTTCTATGGTAATGCGCTTTCTTTGACATTCCTCATTCGCAAGTACTACTTACCGATTTTGCGCGTCTTACAAATGAATCCGCTGAAATCTGAGTGCGCAGTCGGTATCAATTCACATGGGCCTGAATGGGAGGAATTCCATAAGCATGTAACCCAACATGGCATGGACCGTTTGTTTGGAGGAGACTACGGCAACTATGATCAAAAATTGCCATCACAATTGATTTTTGCCTCTTTGCGTATCCTAATGGATTTCGCTAGACTTTGCGATTATTCAGAGGAACACATACGCATTATGGAAGCAATGACTGGTGACATAGTGTTTGCATGTGTAGCGTTCAATGGTGATCTAATTGGTCTGACTGAAGGTACTCACATTAGTGGCAATTCTCTCACAGTCATTATAAATGGGATTTGTGGTTCATTGAACTTGAGATGTTTCTTCTATTCTCAATATCCCTGTACAACTTTTGACGATAGATTGCGTTTTCGGGACAAGGTGGCCATCA